TTTATCTTTGCTAGTCAAGGGTTGGTCAACAATGATTTTATCCAAAACCTGCAATGCTTCCTCAGCTTCTCTTGGAATGACGGTGTAATGCCGCAACTTCATCGACTCAACGTTTATACATGCCATCATTGCAGCTTGTCTGATTTCTGCCCCAGAAAATTCAGCATTCATAATCATCGTCTCTATCCAAGTAACCAACTTATTGAATTCAGGGTCATTTTGGTATCTATATAGCACAGTGTCCATATCTACTCCTCTACTTTAAGTTTCATACTATAAATTCCAGTTTAATTGGTGAGTGGTGTTGATAGTTAATAAGTCCAGCATCATTAGGTTCAAAATGCCATATATCTGCTCCTGGATCTAAATATAAGTTAGGCAAAGATAGAGGATCTCGTGTAGTTTGATAAGTTAACATCTCAATGTGAGACTCATAGATATGGGTATCACCTAATGTACATTTAAGTTTACCAGGACGATAGCCAGTTGTCTTAGCAAGCAAATGAATCATCATTGCATAATGTACAATATCATAAGGCAAGCCAAGTCCAACATCTACTGACCGTTGGTGCCACATAAGATCAAGGTACTCACCCCCGCGGACATATACTTGCCAAGCATAATGACAAGTGGGAAGGCATTGTTTCTTTGCTGCACTCGGGTCCCACATACTGACAAGCATCCTGCGATCAGTTGGGTTATTCTTAAGTTTATCTACAATATTATATAACTGATCTACGCCATGAAACCCGCGAAGTAATGGACCATAGATTTGTCCGACGTCTCCTGGAAAATCTCCTTTATATGTATCTGCGTTGTCAGTCCATATAGTGCGATTAGTTCCATTTAAGTCTTTGAGTCTGTTATCATCATTAGAACCTTCAAGTATCCATGCTAACTCAGATGCAATACTCTTGAGTTTCATTTGTTTAGTAGTAAGAATAGGAAAACCTAGTTGTAAATCCCATTCCATCATTACACCAAAGATACTTAAAGTACGTGAGTTACGTGTTTCGTGCCACTCACCTTCTTCAAATACTTTAGCAATCAAATCAAGATAGTTTTTCATACCATTCCTCCACTGCTCGTTCGTCTCTAACAAGTTCCATAATAAATGTAATATTTGTCAACACATGTTTTAACACATGCAGTTTTGTTTCTTCATCATATAGTTTTGTACAATCTCCTGTTTCCATTACATATTTGAATTCCTGGTAGTGTCGTTCAGCTGCTGCCATAAACCTATGCACATCATCAACTGTTCTCCAATTGCCAGGTTTGTATTTACGAGCACCAAATGTCATTACTTCTGCGATGCCTCTATACGCTTCAGATGGTACAAGATCATAACGCAGTTTACCAGTATCAAACTTAATACAATCTTGTATAATTTCAAGCTCTAGGCCATAGTTCTCAATCAAAGTCATACAGTCTGTACAAGGCGGATGTGTTACATAAATTTTATGAGCAATTTGTCCATCAGTTAACGATTCAATAGCTACTTTCTCAGCATGTCTAACATCTTCAAATGTATTTCCATCATCATCTTCACATGGACCAGTTAATCGATAGTTATGACCTTTGCTAAGTATGTTATCATTTTTATCAACAACTACAGCACCTACTCGACGTTTAATACATTTAGATCTTTCTGCTTCTTCAAGTACCACTTTTCTTGGATCGATTAAAAACTTTTCCAATAATTTTAAGGTACTTTCCGTCTTTGGCAACTCTAAGTTGTCGGGGTCTAATAAACTCATTCATTTTCTCCAGAGCTTCTGTTACGGTTTTAGGAACAGGACCAACTCCATGTTGCTCCCACCATTTGATTGCACGATTTCTACCAAAAGGATGTTCAAAAGGTACCCACTCTTTAATAGTTTGCATTGGTTTACATACATATGTAACTTTTAAAGAATCAGGACTACCTTTCTTTTTATGCCTATGATAGTATACTTTTTCAACATTATAAATTTTATGACTTGCAATAACCTGGTTAGTAGCCGCAGTTACTGTAAGATCTGGTACTTTTGATGAAATAAACTTATACCCGCAAGGACATTCTTTTGCAGAAAGATACAATACTTCATTACATTCTGGGCATACTTTTGTAGGTGCTTCTCCACCTCCCTTTGCTACTTTAAAATCAAAGTTAGAATTTACAGGACCAAGTCTTTGTAAGTTTCCAGCAAAATCAAGTACAAGACAATCTTTCTTACCAGGTGCTATTCTAGAACCACGTCCAATCATCTGTACATGAAGAACAGGAGACCGCGTCGGTCTAAGCAGCGCGATCATATCTATTTCTGGATAGTCAAACCCAGTAGTTAATACCGCGACATTGACGAGAGCTTTGATGCTTCCTTCTCGATAGAGTCTGATAATTTCATCGCGTAATTCGATAGGCATGTTGCTATGGACATACATAGCTTTGATACCATAAGTAGAAAGCTCAGTCGCCACGTGTTCGGCGTGAGCAATATCGATAGCAAAGAGTAACCAATTCTTCCTAATCTTTTCATATTTAACAAGCTCCTTACAAATTTTATTAGTTATAGTATTCTGATCAAATGCCATACCTAATTGTTTAACAACATAATCACCTGCAGTAACTTTAACTTTAGATGGATCCATTTGAAAGTCTGCTGCTTTGGATATTAAAGGAGACAAGAACTTTTGTTTAATAAGTGTCTCAATATCTATACGATATATTGTCCGCGTGAATATATGACCTGGATCAGTAAGGCTACCGAAACCTGTTCTAAAAGGAGTCGCAGTTAGTCCGACTAGTTTATATTTTCCTATACCTTTTAGAAAAGATTGATACATCCCTTCACCAGTTGCTGGTATCAAATGACACTCATCAATTATGATAAGTTTAAAGTGTTTAAACAACTTAGGTTTACGAAACACCGATTGAATACCAGCAACTGTGATAGATTGTATCTCTTTCATTCCTAAGCCAGATGAATACAAACCAATAACTTTATCTGGTAAGTATATTCTAAGCTTTTGATAATCTTGTTCAAGTATTTCTTTATTATGAGATAATATTAATGTGGGCACTTCTCCCCATGTATCCTGTACTTTCTGTACAATACCTGCAAGTACATGCGACTTACCAGATGCAGTAGGCATTTCGATAAGAGGGTTCCCAACCTCTTTAGATCGAAAGAAAGCCATCGTTGCATTGATAGCTGCAGATTGATAATATCTTAATTTCATATCCTATTCATTGTTTCCGATTCATCCGGGTTGGTCAATGGTAGTTCTGGAATTGGTATCCAGCTGGTCAAGCTACATATCAAAGCTGTCAGATAAGGCTCTATTCACGTCTTCCCTAAGCGCCTCTAGCATGGATTCAAGTCGATCTGCGGCCCTAACCCATGCTTGTTCCCTATCCTTGCCCACAGCTATACACTTGTCCTCATTGTCAACTACTCTCCACGGGTATTTATTGTCAAAACCATCTTTTCTACAATCTAAACTCATCTCCCCTCCTATTCATCATCTTTTTGAGTCGTAACTATCACAACCTTTTCGTTGAACATCCAAAGTGAGTATAGTTCCTAATAAGTTACACACCCACTGCCCTTCTGCGACTGGTTCACTATATTTGCATGTACGACAGTTCTTTTCATAGTTCTCATTCTCCCAACATATTCCTTTGTATTCACACCACCCACATCTGAAGTACTTAAAACTATCGAATGCACGCGGTAACGGCTCATCTGAATTAATAATATCTACTGAACGTTTTTGAAGCTTTTCTATTACTTTTTTATCAATAGAAATCACTTCGAAATAAAGTTCTTCGGTATCTTTATTGACTGCAATAAACAATGCCCACTTCAATCCTGCATAATACGAATAGATTTGGCATTGTGCATAATACTGCTGGTTATTTTTAAGTAACCCAGTTGCATTAAAGTTTTGCCATGTGCTATCCTTTACAGCTTTAAACTCACCAAGTCCACGCCCCTCTAAACCTGGAACATTAGAAAGAACTGCATCCAAATGCCCGCGGAAGTGAGCTTCACAATCTTCCATAGGTGTTTGCGATTCTTCTACAACTATTCCAATACTTTCTAGTATTTTAATCAGTCGCGGTTCTTCATGGTGTCCTCGACTGAAGATACGTAGTTGTCGTGCAGTAAATGTCTGGGATTTTGCCCATCTAAAACTATACCACAACTTACGAGGACAATAATCACCTATCTGTGACATACCTAGATAGGGGCGTGGTTGCTCAGTCTTAGACTTGGAATCAATCTCAAGTCTAAGACCTTCAGCAATTTCTTTTGGTGTATAATCAGTCATTTAGAACGGATCAGGTTCATTTACCGCAGAATCAAAAGACAGTACTTTTTTGATATTGTTCTGCGCATCATAACCACCGCTTGCTGGTTTGATACCTACTACAATACGGACAGGTTGTCCATGAAGCTCTTGTGTATCTACAAACTCGGCAAGCTCCATAGCTTCACAAATTTGTTTCAGTTTAGACTTTGCAATAGCGACTGCCTTTTCGTTTTTGTTGATAATATTTAGATTGTCAAAGATTCGACGTCCTGCATATTCAGGATCAAGAACTTCCCAAGTCAACGCAATGTATTCACCCGTTCCATCTTTGGTAACTTTTAGATCAGAATTAACGATCTGTGCTTCATAATTACCTGCAGGAATCGGATCAAAACTAATGCTTTCAGTTTCTTCGGTAATAAAAGTATCTTTTAAAAGTGCCATCTTTGTTAGCTCCTAAGTTCAAGGTTAGTTTGTTGAATTGCACATGCTGTTTCAAATAATGCATCGAGATTAGGATCGATATACTTCTCAAGCTTACCTGTTCTATCTTTCGCAGTATATTGAATATCAGCTTCAGTTTGTAGTTTACGGTGCGTCACTCCATCTTTACGTACAAAACGCATTGCCATCACGATATCAAGTTGATAAGGTATCTCAGCTTTTAATTGTTTACCAGGAAACAAAGGACCATACATTGTGCGTCCTGATAACTCATCAGTGATTCTATCTTGTTTCGCAATAAATATAACATTCATTGGTAGATCACGAAAAGCACGAATAACTGATATAATTTCTTCAGCCATTTTCATATATGCTTGACGCGGGTCCCGCTCTAATGCCTTATATTCATTAAGTACTACCTGTGCGATCTCGGAGATAGAATCAAGTGTCACTGTTTGGTATGGATTATCTTTCTTTAAGAATGCATACACCTCCTTTACATCTTTGAGTGACTTAACTTCTGTCACATCTTGTTGAGTATCGAGAATAGAAAGAATACCAGGTTCAGCCGCAACAAGTAATGAATCACTCGCGGTGGTGGCTAGTACTGTCTTTCCTATTCCGGCTTCACCATATACAAGTGCATTAACATTTTGTGTATGCTGTATTCCAACAGGTTTAGATATTTTAATCATTTAATACCTCTAAATTAAGTGTATCAGTGTCCAGGTATGTGGTTAGTCGGGCTTCTCAAATTATAGTTCAAACATTCGGATATTCTCATAGTCGGATCTAAATGTTCTACTATTCGGGTATTAAAAGTAACCTGGCTGAGTTTCACCAGTATACTCCTAAGCCGTACTGTTGCTCTAACCAGCTGAGCTACGGATTTCTCCGACGGGACTTGAACCCGCGACCCACAGTTCCCAATGGCATCCTTATCAGGGATGTGCTCGTAAGGTGAGCGACCATATGCAACGACATACCCGGTACATCTAAGTTGTTTAAGGGACAACTGCAAACCCTTATACCTGCGCCCACTGATACATTTTTTACTTAATCCTTAACATAAGGATCTATATAATCACCCATTATATCGGAAGATTCAAAATCGATCTCGGATGTCCAATTAGCCT